ACCATAGTAGTCATTAAATCTGTTTTCTGCGTTTGACCCTTTGCCAATCATGTCACGAATATCAGCATCGTTTATTGCGGCTTGTGAGCCGCTTCCACCACCCGCTTCAACGTGAATTTGGTTTATTGTTATCTGGCCACTACTTGGCAGAGGCATTTTTAAGTTCCTCTAATTCAGCTTTTAACTCTTTTATTGCTTCGATTAACAAGCCATGAAGTTGGTCATATTGCACTGTTTTAAACTCAACATTATTATCTTCGTTAAAAACTAAATTAGTGCTTTGAACTGCGCTTGGCATAATGTTTTCAACTTCTTGCGCTATCACCCCTGCGCTTTGCTTTCCATCGTGATTATAAGTAAATGTGTAACCATTAATTTGCATGAGTTTATCTAATGCGTTGTCTATTTTATTAATGTTGCCCTTTAACCTTTGGTCAGAAATTGTTGAAGAATAACCAATAATATTTCCATCAACGTGCAAGTCTCCACCGTCTGTCAGCCGCATATCTTCAGCTTGGTTGGTATAAAAACGCATACCTACATCAGTATCATAATGAATGTAGTCGTTAGAATTGCCAGTATAAACATCTGTATTACTGTTTATTCGCATATCGGTTTTAAGCGAAAACTCTAAATCGTAAGGGTCTGCGTCTGAACCTGTTGAAGTGTCAGTCCAGTTAATGTCTATACCGTGACCTTCTACAAACTTAACTTCTTTACCTTCGGTAATAGTTACTTCTGTTCCATCACCATCTTCTAAAACAAAACTTTGCATAACAGTTCCAGAAGTGCTTAAACTGTTTAATAAATCTAATTTAGGGGCTGTTACGCTACTAGAAACACCGTTTATTGTTATTGTTGTTAAATTTGGCGCAATCGTGCCTGTCGTACCATTAGCGGCATTGACAATTACATCAAGCGCATCATTGATTGTTTGCCCCCATGTTCCCTCACTACCTCCAATAGTCGGTTTTGAAATACTAATTGCCATTTTTTTCTCCTATTTCTTAGAGCATATCATGTTAGGCTACATCCGTCCATATTTCAGCGGGAACATTAGGCGTTAGCCAACCTCTAATTTTAAATTCATTAAAACTATATGTAAAACTTGCTGTTTCTGCACCAAAATAGCGTTGAACAGTCATGTCTACGGCTTGGCCTGTGTAAGTGAACACCCCTTGGCTAACTACATCACTTATTCCTTTTAGTGCGTCTTGCCCTGTTAGGGTAAAAGCACCTGTGTCAGCCCCTATGTTCATTTGTTTTGTAAAATCTACACTTTGACCACTAGAAGTAAAAGAACCGCTAGCAAGCACCATACCGAAACCAGTATCAAAAACTATATTTTGCCCTGCATAGGTAAATGTCGCGCTGTTATAAACGCTATCTATAATTAAGCCAAAGTTTTGGTCGAAGTCTATATTTTGACCACTTAAAGTAAAAGAACCTGTTGTAAATGTAGACGGACGCCCTGCACTTAATCCGACAGATTGACCACTTAGCGTGAATGTTCCGCTTGGATAAATGTCAGTTATTAATTGTCCTGCACCTTGCATAGAAAGCGTAAACGTACCGCTTGTGACTTGCATTGTGTGCGCTTCGTTAGCTGTTGGTGAGCCTAGCGCAGTTGTTGCTAATGGGGAAAAGCCTAACATTTACGGTTTTTCTCCTAAATCTGGTTCGTCACCTAATGGGGTAAAATCAACCCATTCTTGGTTTTCTTCATCCCAACGGACAGGATTTGTTTCGTGGTCATCTGGCATTGGTACTGGTGCTTCCCATATGCAAGTTTCTTCATTTAACTGCCAAGACGCAAAATCAGGCTTTACATCAATAAACGCATCTTTGTCAGCATCGTAAGTGCCGCCAATCATCGCATAGTTTTTTCTAAAATTATAATTCCAACTTGTTTGTTTCCAGACCGTATCTTGACCAAACATATCTTTTAAAAAAACAACACCAACAGCTTCGCTTTCATTTCCGTCTGCGCCTATAATATCGTTATTATCTACTACAACAATATCAATAACTTTGTTTCCATCTAATCTTGCAAAATGCGCCATCTACTGAAACCTATACTGAATAATAACAATACCAGAACCGCCATTTTTAGAGCCGCCAGTTGTCCAAGCCGCACCACCGCCGCCACCAGTGTTCGTTGACCCTGCGCTTACTTGGTGAGTATTAATCGCACCACCGTTGCCGCCACCACCATAACCGCCACTTGCAGGGCTTGGAGCATTGTAAGACCAAGTAACACCACCGCCGCCACCGCCTCTGGCTCCACTGAAATGATAAGAGCCAGAACCACCGTTTCCGCCATGATGGGTTGCCCTTGCGTGACCGTTTTGCCCTGCCGCCGCCGCACCACCGCCACCGCCGCCTGCTAGTCTAGAACCAGAACCGCCGTTATGACCTTGGCCACTAATACCGCTACCGCCTGAGTAGGTTGTTGTTACAGAAGTCGCAAACCCTGCGCCGCCGCCAGAACCACCGCTTCCCGCAGGGGCGTAAGGCACTGTCCCGTACCAGTTTTCGGTTGCCGCACCGCCACCACCGCCAGTTGATGTATAGCCGTAAAACGAACTATTGCCACCATTGCCACCTTTTGCTGTATTGTAATTTCCATACGAACCGCCGCCACCGCCGCCTACTCCAACGTAATGGTTGCCTGTTCCAATATTAAATGAAAGGTATCTATAACCCCCTGCACCACCGCCGCCTATTCCTGCGCCGCCACCGCCCCCTGCAATGATTAAGGCAGTCACAGACTGTGACCCTGCCGCATTGCCAGAGTTTGTAACATTTAAATATCCAGCACCATAAAAATAATGTGTTCTGTAATTGCCACTTTGCGAAACACTGCCGCCACTTGCGTAAACATATGAAGGTGAGCTTGTACCATAAAATTGGCTCATACTTATTGTGCCGCTCGAAGGTATTCCGCTATGACCTAAATAATATTCGCTTAAAGAGTGTGGTGTAGAGCCTCCAAATTCAGACGCAATATTTGCTAGTGATATTGCTCCACTGCTTTGTAACGTCATATTTAACCCTCAAGTATCGCTCTTAGTCGCTCTATTTCATCTTGCTGTTCTTTTATTGCTTCGATTAGCAAGCCAACCATATTTCCGTAAGCTACGGTTTTTATTCCTTCGTCATTAGTCATAACCACCTCTGGCAAAACTCTTTCGACTTGTTGGGCAACAACACCAGTTTGTCGTGGATTACCTTCAATGTCGTTACGATTATACGTCACGCCTTGAATAGCTTTAATCTTTTCAATGGGGTTTTCTATTGGCTCAATATTGTCTTTTAGTTTTTCATCTGAATACGCTGTGACATTTCCTGTGGCAGTCCAGTTTCCACTAGTGTCAGCATAAGCACCCCAAGCACCCCAAGTAGACCTTAAAAATCCATGTTGACTGCCTGCGCCATATAATTGAAAACAAAACGCATTATTTGAACCAATACCGACAATACCGCAATCTGTACTACTGCTACCTTTAATCCTTAAATTTTGGTTACGCTCTTCCTGTAATATTGGACCTGATGTATCACCTATTTCAAGAGAATTTAATTGAGCGTCATCATCAGGGGCAAGAGGCGTAAATCCTAAAGAATTAACTACATGACTTGAAGTCATACCAGAAAATCCAGTAAGAAACCCTGCGCCATTTGTTAGCTGATTTGTATTAGTTACATTAGTTGCACTAGCCGCAATGCCATTCAACTTAGTGTGGTCAGCATCAGTAAACACATTACTATCTGAAGCCGCTTCCACTGCCGCCCTTATTTCTGCGTTAGTTTGGTCAGCCGTTGCACTTGCTTCAATGCCGTCTAATTTTGTGCCATCACTAGCAACATTTCTACCGTCAACATTGCCACTAACAACAATATTCCCAGTAACATCTAGACCGCCAGAAGTAGCCTCTGCCTTTGTAGCCCCTGCTAATTGTAGCCTTTTAAAATCATCAGCAATAACAGTAATAGAAACTTTTGCACTACCACTGAGGGATAGCGCACTACCGCCACCACTGCTTTCAGTAGGGGAACGTGTCAATGTTGTTCCACTAGAACTATAAGTACCAGTTCCTATTTCCCAACTTGAGCCATCCTCAATGACATATTGAACAACATCGCTATTTGCTACGCCTGCATCAGCAAAACTTTGGAAGCCTGTTTCTGCACTGCCCAACGTAATGGTTCCCGCCCCAGTCGTTGAGGTGTTCATCTTGGCTCTATTAAATAGTTTTGCCATGATGTTCTCCTATTATGTAAGCGTTAATATACCGTTTGTGCCGATGTCTATTGTAAAAGTATCACCGTCATTCAATGTAAGCGAAGAACCGTAATCGTAATAGCCAACAATAGGGTCAGCGGGTGATGTTGGTGTATCGTTGTAAATAATGACATACCTAAAAGCCGCCACTGAACCGCCTGATGCAGTTAAAACTTTATCATCAGCTGACAGTTTATAAGTACCGCCTGTTTGGGTACTTGTCACGTTTGCTAATGTTCTGCTTGAAAGATTAGTGTAACTTACTTCTGTAATATTTGCTAAAACACCATTTCCATCAGCCGCCGCATTTGTGCCTGATGTTGGGTCTGTATTAGATAGCGCAACTTTGAACGTGTCAGCATTCATATCCATTGCATTAGCTAGGTTGACCACAAAGTCATTTACTTTTGTAAAACTTGCCATTTAATAGCTCCTAATTTGTATTCGACGACCCGAACCAGATGTTCTAGCTCGCTCTCCTTCTAAATTTATAGCAGAAACTGAGTTTAGATACAACGTGTTCCAGACTGCCACTCTTTGGTCTTCTTGTAGATATGGTGAACTGTGAAGCAAAGAACTATACAAATAAGCGTCTGGGTAATGCGTTAAAAGCCAATTTGTATTATTTACTGACAGGTCAGGTATGCTTTCATAATATACCAGTTCTACGGTGTAATCGGCATCTGGCGTTGGGTAAACTTCAAACGAACCGTCTACAACCGCATAAAACTCAGGTCGACCAACATTATCTGAGTTTTCCATTCGCATTTTTGAAATGTCAAAAGGACTAATTAATTCTAAAGTATGGCTAGGACTAGCGGGTATTGTTATTCTAATAGGGGCAATAAAATCTAAGGGTAAAGCAGTATATTGCGTGTCAACCGTGGCTGTCGCCCTATCTTCCATGCGCCAATGCCTTAAATCCCTACTTAACTGCGCTTCAGCTAATCTTATAAAATCTGGTATAACTGCCGTTAAATCAGTTCTGTTTAATGTGTCAGCTATACTTGCCGTTAGTTCTGTATAATTTGATAATGGCATCTATATCACCACTTTACTTTGTTTGCCCAATACGCCGCTGACATTTTGCCTTTAGCAATATTTTTAGCGTGTCTTGCCTTAAATGACTTAGCTCGTTTAGTCATGGTTTTATCACCAGTTTTACCTTGTTGCCCAAAGCGAATAGTTTTTATTTTACTACCTTCTTTTGCGACAACTATGTGGGATTTTTTAGGGTGGCTAGGGGTACGTTTTGGCTTGTTGTATCCGCTAACTCCTGCACGTTTTAGTCTAGGGTCTTTTGCCATTCTATGGCCTATTTAAATAATTAACATATGCCCTTAATAAATCATCATAAGATGGAGTTACACCTTTTTCTTCAAAAACTGGCAAAGCTAATTCTGAAAATTCTTTAAAAGATATGTCATCTAATTCACTTACATTTATTTTTTCTGGTATGCCAACCCCTGACAAGTCTGTTACTTCGCCAGTCATATCAATAATATTGGGAATGGATTTGTTTGACATTCCACCGCTTTGTAACTGGTTAATCATATTAGATAGGTTTTCTGAGCTTCTACGCTGAGAACCTATAGGCTTGGCAAACCTGTTTGCTAATGCACTTAATAGCCCACCACCTTGAAATGTTGCACCAGAACGGCCTGCGCCGCCGCCGTCAAACATATCCATCAAGCTAGTGTAAGCCATTTATTTTTTCTTGCCGCCTTTTTTCTTACCTTTACCGTAGGGCATTACTTTTTCCTTTTCTTCTTTTTCATAGCTCGTAAATTGTCAACCATATTAGGGTAGGGTCGGCCTGCCGCTTTTGCGGTGCGCTTCGCTTTGGCTTCTTCCTTGGCGGTCATTTTGCGCCGCTTACTTTTAGGTTTTGGATTTTTACTTTTCCAAACTGGTTTTGCCATAGCCACCCTCCTATAAAAATCTCTATAACATATAAAATTAAATTACGCTATACCCTTTAGATTACGTTTTATAGGTTCGCCCCAATCTATGCTTGGCCTATAGCCAACAGCCAAATATCTAAAGCTATCTGCGCCGTGTGAAGTCCAATCGTGCAAAGGGCGACCACGCCAAGATTTTAGCTTTTCATCAAACTCCCTACGGTATTGCAACAATGCTTCAATACCACGCTCACATTTTTTTTCGTCAAACCAACATTTGTTAAGCATAGACCTTGAAGCTTGTATTCCGTCATCAATACTTAATCTGGGTGCTATTTCAATATTTCTTATTCCTAAATTATCTAAAGTTTCTAAACGACTTTTGCCAGTGCCTAATTCTTTTACTCTTACATCGTGTGGCATAATATGCGCTTCGTAATGATAGCCTTTTTCATCTAAAACTTTTGCATAATGGTCTAAACCTACACCACTATTTTCGTAATAATCTATTAAATGTATTTCTTGACCAACAAACTGTGCAAACCACAAAGCGGTACTATCACCAATTCCTAAGTCGTAACTTACAATTACACTTGTTGAAGGGTCATATGGAACAGATGTAATTCTTTTTTCGGTTTTTGCTTTCTTCATTTCAACAGCATAATAAGAACCTTGTATTGCCGCTTCAAAACTGCAAAGAAACTCTTGAGCAAACCTATCTTCGCCCATAGTTTCCTTTGCTTCTTCTAATTCAAATTTATCTAATATTTCGGTTTCATCTGCTTTATACATGGCACAAAACCAATTTTCGTTTTTTTGTGCATTGTTATAAATTTCCCAAAAATCATTTTTTCCTTTCGGCGTTCCTATAAAAGTCGCTTTACCTTGCCTGTCTGCTAATGATGGCCTGATAACCATTGGCCAAGCGTTTGCAGGGAAGTCGGCAGGCTCGTCTAGTACAACGCTATCAAAATACAAACCACGCATAGCATCGTAGTTGTCAGCCCCAAATAGCCTAAATCTAGCCCCATTAGGAAAGTCGGCACGAAGCTCCGAAGTATTGTAAACAACACCTTCAACGTCTTGTGTATATTCTAATAGGTAGTCCCACGCTATTGCTTTGGCCTGTCTGTAGTATGGCGCAATATAAGCAACCCTGACATTTTTGCGGTCTGTGGTTAATGCCGTTTTTATTAAATCGTTTATAGCCGCCACTGTTTTGCCAAACCTACGATGGGCAACAATTACAGCAAATCTTTCTTGGCGTTTATGAAAACTTTTAACTAGCTTTCGGGGGCGGTAGTTAATCGTCCTCGTTGTCATCGTCCAACCACTTATAAGCTATAACGTGTTCGCCTGTGTCGCCTGCGCCCTCGATGCGTTGTGTTTCTTTCCACCCTGCCCTAGTTTTTAAATAAAATATTTGTGCGCCTAAATCACCTGTTCTTGCTTTTTGTATTAAATTTTGCGCTACAAATCCAACAGCCCTTGCTTTTCCCTTTTTATATAGTGCAGAAACCTCTTCATCTCTTTCTAATATATCAAAGAAAACCCGCCTGCTTATACTAA